TGGAAAGGGCCGCAACGTCGCTTGGTTCCGCGCTACTGTCTGCCGCCGTTAGCCCCAACGACAAAGATGGAAAGGCGAACTATCTTGACGGCGTTGCGGGTGCTTTTTGGGAGCAACCAATTGTTACAAGCGATGATGTTTCAAAGATTGTTAATATATGGTCGCCGAATGACGGTGAACAATGGAAAAATCTTGCGTCCGGGCTTGCAAGCATGACTAGCAATGTTTTGACAACCTACGGGAAAACCTACGCGGCCACCATTGGTCAAAATATCGCAACCGGCCTAAATACAGCCGCCGCGCAAGGAAGGCAGGACGCCGCCACGGCTCGCGCGAAAATGCAAGAACAAAGCATTGCCTTTGCTGGTTAAATGTTGCACTCTGGCCCCACCGGACCACAACCGGCTAGGCTATGAGCTACGATACTAAAACTTACCTTATGCAAGTGGGGCTTTCAACTCTCGGTTGTGAGTTCGGCCCCGGAACTAAATACGGCGCTTTAGATGGCGACTTCGGGCCAAAAACCCAAGCCGCCATTGCCGATTTTGAAGCCCGCCAAAAGACCGCTCCCCCGGCCTATGGCGGGCGTTCTGTTAATCAGGCGGGCGTTGCGCTTGTCAAAGCGTTCGAAGGGCTACGTTTGGACGCCTACGAAGACGAAGTTGGTATTTGGACGATTGGTTACGGGCACACCGGACTTGTCCACAATGACGGCACGGTTTTCGAAGGCCGAACGATTACCGTCGCTGAAGCCGAAAATCTTCTTCAGTATGATTTGCAAAACTTTGCAAAGCGCGTCGAAGCTGGCGCTACCGTCCTGCTTTCAGATAACCAATTTGCGGCGCTCGTGTCTTTCGATTTCAACACGGGCGGGTTTCTCGGTTCCACGCTCCAAAAGAAACTGAATGACAAGGACTATGCCGGAGCGGCGGACGAATTTCTCAGATGGAACAAGGCGAAAGGAAAAGAGCTTGCGGGACTCACGCGCCGCCGAAAATCGGAACGTAACCTATTCCTAGGCATCAACCCTTTCATCGTGGAACAATAATCATGAAAGATTTAGGATTATTCATGGTTCCGTTTTCTGGCTTCTTGGCGGTTAGCACACAAGATGCATCGTTTTGGGAAAAGCTCGTTGAAAAGTGGGGAATTGGTTTAATCGGGATGGCCCTTTTTATATTACTTGCCCGATGGACGGCCCACCGCGAGGAAACCGCCCAACTTGCCAGAGACGCTCGCGAAGCTGCCGACCATGCCGAACGAATCGCCCTGGCAACGCGCAATAATGATTTGATGGAGCAGGTAATAAAGGAATCAAAAGACCACTCCTTGCGCCTTGAAAAGATCATCGAATCGGGCAATAGTTCGAACGCGCAAATTGCGCGTGAAATGAGTCATATTTCCCAACTCGTTTCTTCACGCTGCCCTAAATCATAATGAACGAAACCCTTCACCCAGCCCTTGTGGAAGCCTACGCAATCGCCCCCGCGTCGGTGGTTCAAATTTACACGCTCGAACTACGGCACGAGAGCATGAGCGAACCGCTTTATCTCGTGCAAGGGTTTTTCCACAAAGAGCTTAGGCTTGATCCTGCCGGGCCGCTCATTAAATTCAGAGCATGCGCGTTCAACTTCACGCTTCCGGCCACGGATGACGGAGGTTTGCAAGAACTAACATTAACAATGGACAACGCCAACAACCGCGTTTCCGATTTTTGCGAAAGCGCCAGCGTGTTCCCGGCCCCCGTTGAAATATATTTTCGCCCCTACCTATCAACGGACCCGAACACGCCTTTGATGGACCCGCCGTTACGGCTATTTTTGCAAGAGATTCAGATTTCAGAAGCACAGGTTACGGGCCGCGCAACCCCCGCCGATTTTCTAAACTACAAATTCCCGACAGAGCTTTACACAACTCCCCGCTTCCCTTCCGTATAATATATGAAAGCGGAAGATGTTGAATTTTGTTTGGGGCTGATTGGAAAGCCTTGGGTTTCGGGAGCGGCTGGCCCGGACACCTTCGATTGTTGGGGTCTGCTTCGCTACGTTCTACGGGAGCGGCGCGGGATTGCTATTGCGTCATACTCAGGAGTAAGCGAAACAGGTATTGCCGCAATGGTTCGAACGGCAGCAATTGAATGCTCGAACAAATGGGAACCCATTGCAACGCCTGTTCATCTTTGCGGGGTCGCGATGTCGCGGGGCCGGGCAATTGAGCACGTCGGGCTTTGGTTGGACGAAGCGGGCGGGGGTGTCCTGCATTGTTTCGAATCGTTTGGAGTGGTGTTTCAAACAACAAACACAATACGAAATACAGGTTTTCAAAATTTCAATTTTTACAAATTAAAGCCATGAATCAAGTAATGCTTATTACAAATCCATTCGAGCCTCTCAAAAATATTGAGCGGTTCGAAGTCAAAGATGGTATTACCCCGCGCGAATGGTTGGCCGAGCATTTCGGGGCTGAATTTGTGGAATTTTCACGGCCTACCGCGTTGCAACTAAACGGCGAATTTTTGTTGCGGGCCGAATGGGAAACGCGCCAACTAAAAGATGGCGATGTTTCCTCTTTCGTTGCTTTGCCCCAAGGGATCGAACTTGGAATCGCGGCTATTATTGTCGGAATTGTAGCAATTTCGGTTAGCATAATTGCGATGAATGGAAATCGGTTAACGCCCGATCCTAAAATTCCAAACGATACAACACAAACATCGGATTCAGTTTACACGCTTCGCGGGCAAACAAACCAGTTTCGCCCTAGCGAACCCATTGAGGTTTCTTACGGAAAGGTTCGGCACTGGCCTACCTACGCTTGCCGCCCATATTCAGAGTATGAAGGCAACCGCCAGTTTCAGTATTCGCTCTTTTGTTTGGGGCAAGGCTCGTTCGATATTCAGGCGATTCAACTAGACGATACGCCCACCTACGCGTTCCCGGAAATGCAAATTGAAATCGTGCCTCCCGGAAGCAGCGTCAATCTAGTCGCTAGTGCCGTTTATACATCTTTGGAGGTTTCCAATATTGAACTACTTGCCCCGAACGAAGTAGGATTTCCTGGAATGTCTGGTCCATTTATTCTCAACGATTGGGACACGCCGATTCATCGAATTTCTGTTGACATTTCTTTGCCGCAAGGGCTTTACAAACTTGACGATGGTGGGCACCTTGACCCTGAAAGCGTTGTTGTTATTTTTCAGCGTGCGCGAGTTGACGAAAACGGGAACATGCTTGAAGACTGGCAACCATTGTTTGAAGAATTCATCATACGACGCGATAACACTCCGCAACGTATTACGCTTTCGGCGCAGGTAGCCGAAGGGCGTTATATGATTCGCGGAATGCGAAACACCATCAAACCGGGCCTTACGTGGGGTTCAACGGCGACTCTTGCCGATGTCTCCAAAGTCGTGTGGGAGGCAGCAAAAGGCTACGCGCAAAGCGTTGGGAGTTTCGGCAACGTGACGATGATTGCAATGCGGGCGCTTGCCACCAACTCGCTAAACGATGAGAGCGCAAAAAGCTTCAACGTCATTATGACGCGGAAACTTCCAACGTGGACGCCTGACAATGGGTGGGCCGCTTTGACGGCAACGCGCAACCCGGTTTGGGCGTTCTGCGACATTTTTAGGTCTGCCTATGGCGCGAAGCTTTCAGATGAATTTTTGGACATGCCGACGCTTTACGCTTTGTTCCAAACATTCGAAATCCGCCAAGATTGTTTTGACTGGATTTTTGACAGTTCCGTTTCAGTTTGGGAGGCTGCAAAAATGCCAATGGCGGTCAGTCACACGATGCCCATCCCGCAAGGGTCGTTGATTACCGCCGTGCGCGATGAGCCGCAAACCCTGCCATCTGGCGTATTCAATCAGCACAATATTGTCAAAGGGTCTCTGAAAAAAACTATTCAGATGTTTGATTTTCAGCCGTTCGACGGGCTGACCGTGGAATATACCGACCCCGGCACTTGGAAGACGAAGGAAGTGAATTGCGTTCTTCCTGGCCGCGCTGGTTTGAATCTTGACCGCGTGAAGCTTCCCGGATGCACGGATAGAGACCGGGCCTATCGCGAGGGAATGTATTTGCAGGCGCGTCGGGAATTGCAAAGAAAAACAGTCGTTTTTCAAACGGGATTGGAGGGACACGTCCCATCTTACATGGATTTGATCAGTATTACCCATGACACTTTGCGCGTCGGGCAAGGTGGCATGATTATGTCATATAACAACGCAACCAAGGAAATGACGCTTTCGGAGCAAGTCAACTTTGCGACGGATGCGATTGTCCACAAACTTGCGATTCGCGGGGATGATGGTGCAATTATGGGTGCGCCCATTGTGGTAACTCGCGGAAGCGCCCCGAACAAAGTCATTTTGGAGACGGACCCACCAGAAGATTTGGATTTTTCAACCGACCGCGTTCCCCCGCTCTATGCGTTCGGCGTTGCCGACATTTGGGCGTTCATGGGCAAAGTTTCGTCTATTAAACCGATGGACGATAGCACGGTTGAAATCACGGCCTTGAACTATGCGCCATCGGTTTACGATTGGAACGAGTCCACAACAATCCCCGTTGTGGAGCGCCCCGTCATTCGAAACAGCAACAACCCCATTGTGCCTAGCGTAGTCATTACTCCGGTTCCAAACAAAGCGGACAGAGCGTTTATTGATTGGGTTCCGGTTGCTGGCTCGGCGTCGTATATTGTGCAAGTTTCCTACGATAACGGGGACAACTGGAATTCGATTGGAAATTTTATGACATCGCCGATTGAAATCGGAACAACTCTAGGGACGCTGATTGCGCGAGTTGCTCCGTTTGCGTTCAACGGAAATGTTATTTATACAACATCGCTGCCGTATGTCGTAGGATCGAATATTACTCCTCCTACAACGCCGGAACCCGCCACGGTTCAGCCTCTTTTTGTCGGTGAACTGGCAACCGTAAAATGGAATTCGGTAAACAATGCGAACGGCTATCTTGTGGACATTTACACGGCAACGGTTTTCAAACGAACTTTGACGGTAGGAAGCACGCTTCGCGCTGATTATAGTTTTGACGATTACACCACGGATAGCGGAACAGGCCGTGAAATTGAATTTCGTGTGAAGGCTTTCAATGAAGGGGGAAATAGCGATCCGGCAATCATTAAAATTTCGAACCCCGTGCCAGCATCGGCCCCCGCTGCATTATCGACGGGTGCGCCGGTTGGGACCAACTACCCGGCAACGTGGACCTACGGACCTGAAGAAGGCGATGAAAAGGAATTCCGCGTTTACGGTTCAACGACCACGGGCTTTACACCAGGACCGGCGAACCTGATTGCAACCGTCACGGCCTTGAGCGCCACGATTGCAGCCCCTACGCGTCCGTTTTATTGGCGGGTGGCCGTGGTGGACAAATGGGGGCCAGAAATCACTGCATCGGCGCAAGCCGTCATTTGGTAAACAAAAGGCGCAGGCGGCAAACCTTTCGGATACCGCCTGCGTCGCACTCTATCGAATCACACTCCACTTATGCAACCAGACTCAATTTGCAGGGTGAAGGCTTCGATTAAAAAAGGCAAGTGCTAAATTGCGGAAATTTCCCGGAGCATTTCAACGGCTTCAGTCTCGTAGCGGGTAAAGTCAACATCGTCGGGGAAGGTCTCCGGCAACTGCATGCACGGCTTTGCACCGTCTGACTTCGGGACTTTGTTTCCGCTCATAGCATATACAATTTCGCCGCCCGTCTTCGTTCCATAATACCAGCGAATCGACTTGCCAAGATAGCTACCGTCTTTGACCGCGCCGCCCTTGACTTTGCGGACGGACAAAAAGCGCCGAATGTCCCGGCACTTCCTGATTGTTTCGGCGACGGGAATCTTTTTGGTAAGATAGGATATTACCGCTTCAATGCAAATTTCATTGGCCGGATTTTTATGTAGGCGAAAAATCCCTTCCGGCTGATTGTATGCGCCTTTCGTCTTTGTTTTACCGTTTGGCTTTACGGCAATATAATTATTCACGTCCCGGCAATACAAAGATTGGTATTCGGTTTCCTCAGTATTAAACCCGGTAGCGGCTTCCCACCATTCGACCACCTTTGCAACGGTATCTTCCATGACTCGCGGGAAGCGCATAACTACGCCGTCCGTGTTCGCTGAACAGACTTCAACGCCGTTCAGTTCGAGAGCTTCAATCATCATCAATAAAGCAAGCTGGCCCGTGACAGTGACTTGAATCATCAAATCAGGAGCATAGAGCACGCTCCACTTTGAACCGAGTTTGCCGAAACTACCGTTGATTGTAATCTTCAACATATCGGCTTCAATTTTGTTGCCCGACTTTTTTGCAGCTACACGGCGCGAAACTAATGTTTGATATACTGTCAAAAAGTCAAAGCCTAGATGTTGCGGGTAAAGGTGCTGATTGAGAATGATTGATGGATAATATGAGGTGACATCCCGATCAATAATTTTAAATTGCTCATTTGCAACATGGCAAACCCTTTCTTCGGAGGAGTGAAGCCCGCCGATGCCCATCCGATAAACACCTTTGCCGT